TGTATCTCGCAGTGAAAGTTTCTTGCGCATCATCAAATGTTACGCCTTGACCTTCAGGTTTAACTGCCGCATTTGCGAAACCAGATAACATTACTTCCTCTTCGAAAGCTCTGTCAGATGATTCAGTATTAAATACTTCAGTCCACTCTTGCGAGTATTGTTTGTATTCCAAGCCGAATAGTGCATTCAAACCTGGCTCTAGTTCCTTAACTAGTTGTGCTCTTGATATTGCCATTTTTTATCTCCTATTCTATGACTATGCTAAGTAAGCGTTGGATTGCGGGCTGTAAGAGATAACAATATCTGCACCAGCTTCTGATAGATCTTTTTGATCTTCAACATCTGCTGATCTTACAAGGTTCCACATATAATCGGCTACACCAGTAGTTGCGACTGAGCTGATATCTAGTGTACAATCCGATTGACCGTTTACGCCTGCTCCAGCATCATTTAAGTTGAAGCCTACGTCCGTCAATGTATTGAAACTACCTATCACTACTGCTGCGTCGGCTCTCGCTACATACTCTTGAAGTGGATTAGTATTTACATAAGCGGTAATATAACTATTACCTGTATTGTAATCTACACTTGAAGTTTGAGCTGCTGCCAAACCGTTAGTCCAAGTTGGTTTTCCATTTGCATCAACAAAAGATGCGCCATTGAAAACCCCTAAGCTTGGGTTAGTGTTAGCTGTGCTGTTTTTCCACGTATTCCCACCAACAATACCATCAGTCATCGTTGCTGCTGTTTGATCTTGAACGTATCCAAGAACACCAGCTCCACCGGCTGCTGTTTGCATTCCTACGGGAGCACCTTTAAAAATAGCAATAGTAGCCCCTGGGCTACCACTGCCTTGAACTATAAACTCAGACTGACCACCTGTAGCTGGAGTATTTCCAACTGTCATAGCCTGTCTACATCCATAGCCCGTTGTACTAGTATTTGCCATATTTGTCTCCTTAAGTGACCTGTCCTTTCGGACCTCCAGTCACGGTTAATATAATTCGTTGGTTTAGGAATTACTAAATAATTAGCTTTTCTTTGTACCACCGAAGGTTACACGAGTATCAGCCTCTTTCGAGAATCTCATACTAGGGTGCTGTTCCTTCATAAGATTGTTATTAACTGCTTCTTCTTTATTCTGAGTCTGTTTTTTGTAGTACTCATCAATTTGAAGCGCAATCTCTTCTGGTATCCTTGCCAGCAATAGGCCACCTACTCCGATCATTCCTGCGTATCTACCTTCGTTCATCGATGGAAAATCTTGATCAGGATATTCATCAGCTCTCACTAATTCATAACCTTCTCTGAGATTTCGAGCAATATTGGACGTATCTTGATGTCCTAATATTTCTGCTCTTATCCATTGATGTCTGTAGCCTTTTGGCGCAGGCGGTGCATCAAGAGAAGTGGGTGGAGTCCAAACTTTTTTAGATTCCGTTTTGGATCTAGTTTGACTCGCACGTGAAGTTTTTATTTTTTCGTTTTCCATATGCCTATACTCCTTCCGTGATATTTAATTGTTTCGCATATTCTTCAAGTGGCACACCTAATCTTTTAGAAATTGCTACCTGTGATTGTGTGAGTTTCACAGTTTTTCTGCGTCCTGTTGAAGCCGAACGTCTGGCCGAAGCTACATTCTGAGTAGGTTTTACTCTTTCTGTAGAACTACCTTCTATCTTATCAAATTTATGCGGAAATTCAACTCTTATTCTTTTGTCAACTTCATCATAATATTCTCCACTTTGAGGATCAAATCCTTCTACTTCTACAAGCTTTTTATGTATATCAAAAGCCGTATAAGTCATTGCTGAATCATTACCAAACCAAGAGTTTCTAGCAGCCCAGTCTTCAGCTTTAGGATCACTCCTTGCTGTAGGGGGCGTTCTTTGTGGTGTGATATTTACTTCTCTTTCACGTTCCTTTGGTCTGTTCTCCTGTGCAACTTTAATGGAATTTAATCTTGCCTCATCCATAGTTAAGGTAGCTAATTGCTTTTGAGCAGCAACTTGTGCTTCTACATCTTGAGATTCAATAGCATTTTTAAGGGCTAATTGAGCTGCTGCTAAACTAGTCTTAACTCTACTTTCAAATTCTGAAACATAAGAATTATCTACTTTAGATAATCTTCTTACCATTTCATTATTTTCGTTCTTAACTGATTGAGCATAGTGGACAGCTTCTTCTCTCTGTCTTTCTGCTTCTCTCATTTTACGAGTTAGTTTAGAAATTCTTTTTTGAACTCCTTCACTATATTCTTTTAACTCATCCTTCTCTTCCTGAGGTGCCTCAACTTTAGTTTCTGACTCCTCACCAGCTTCTACTTTCTCAACTTCAATCTTCTCTTCCTTAGGTGCTTCAACTTTTTCTGGTTCACCCTTATCATCTAAATTAATTTCAGCTGCCTTTTCATCGGCTTCGCCTACATCAATTAAACCATCTACTTTTTTTTGTGCTTCTTCTGGCATAGTTCCTTCCTATGTTAAATATAATGAAGAACTGATTCAGGATCCTTAATGGTTCCTAACACTTCATCATCATTTATTATTCGCACTTCTCCACCTTCAATTGGTAATCTTGAACCAGCATATCTGGCAAACATTACCCAATCTCCTACTTTGCACCAAGGTTTATCAAATTTATCTTTATCTTGGTATGCTAAATCTCCCATTTTTAAAACATAACCACACGTCGTTGCAATTCTTGCTTTATCTAATTGTTCTTGGGAAAATAAAATTCCACCTTTAGTTTTTTCTTTAGGTGTAAATGGTAGTAATAAAATTCTATAACCAGATGGTTCAGGTAACTCATCTGCTACTTCTTTAATATTGTCGGGATCTAATCTTTTTACGTGAGATTCTTCTGTGTTATATTTTTGTTGAAGGGCGTTCCGGTGTTTTGGAATTTCCTCCTTTTTTAATGTTGATAACGTTTCCGTCATTGTGCTCCTTATCCTCTTTTAGCAGGTTAGAGATTTCCTGTGTTATTATCTGATAGGCTTGCGCCTGTCCTACCATATACTTATATTTTTCTATACTGTCAACCCCACCACTAATCATTGCATCCCCAATTTGTTGAAGGGTAGCATCAATTCTTTTTTTCAATTTATGTATTATTATTAAATCATCCATTATTTTTTCTTCTTTTTTTTAGGTTTACTACCATATTTAGTAGTCCACTTTTTTGCAATTTTAGGATGGTTTTTCCAGAGATACTTTCTTTGCTTCTCGGATTTAAAAGGCATTTTTAACTATTTAACTTCTTTGCCGAATCCTCTTTTAGCTACGCCTCTAGATTTTACTCTTCCACCTTTTTTGTAACCTCTATTAAGTTCACTATGTATTCTTGAAACTTCATCGCTTCTATTTCTGTTAGAAGGTTCTGCTTCAACACGACCTAGTTCTTCCATTAAGTTAGTTCTTCCTCTGTCCATATTATCCTCTTTTCTTAGCCATCTTTTTAAAAGTTTTAGCTAGGTTATATCTTTTAGATCCTGGAGGGCAAGATTTACTTCCGAATTTTTTGCCCGTACAAGGTTTATCTTTTCTCATCCCTTTAACAGCTTTTTGAATCCATTTACCATCTTTAGCTTCAACTCTTCCACCACCTCTTAAAGCAACACCCATACCTCTACCACCTTTAACAACTCCACCACCTCTGTATATGTTTTGCTTAGTCTTCCAAGGTGTAGCTGATCTTGAGTTAAAATATTCAGGCATTATCTATTTACTAGCTCCTCTAGACTCATCTCTTCTAGATTTGTAACTTTGTGTTTTTGTAGACTCTTTTCCTCTTCGCATTCCTAAAGACTCGTCTAGTCTGTCATTAGCACCTTGTTTTTTCATACCAGACTTCGCATAAGGAAATCTAACATTTGATCTTACTCCGTTTTGTCTCATTTTTTTGCTCCGTTTCTAAATATTTGTGTTCCCTTTATACCATATATTGACGCCACGACAAGTATCCAAAGATTGGTGAACCAACTCGGAAGTGCCGAAAAATGCTCGAAGAAAATATTTATCTTCGTCATCGCCGCCGGATCGTCACTTATAACCCCATATGCCAAAATTGCTATGGGCGCGCTGAGAATTATCAAAACTGCCTCGTCCTTCCAGTCTGATTGACGAGCTTCTAACAATTTTCCCTGGTATTGCTCCTCGCCTCGGGCCATCTTTGATGCGTGCATATGTTGTGCATCAGCCATAGCCATTTTTGTTTCCTGGCGCTTCTTAAATATGTGCGTGCCAGCTTGCAAAGCAATCTTTGCTAAACCAAACCAAGCCATAAGTTAATACCAGGTTGCTTTAACCGGTTTTTTGTCAGCACGCATTCTTTTTGTGCCTCTGACAGTAACCGTTTGAGATTCTTCGATGTTAGGGACCTCTTTTGTAATATTAACGCCACCAGTTTGGTAACCATCTTTACCAACCCCTAAAACTTTTTCAGTTTTAACGTCTTTATTCATAAAAGCTTGTCCTCTTTGCCAATCTTTTCCCATAGTTTACTCCTTGTGTTAATTATACCTATTTTTTTCTAAAATTTCTACCAAAATCGTGTCTTTTACTTTGGTCTGCCATTTGTTGTTTAGCCATAGACACTCCTGCACGTAAATGAGCCAGTTCTTCGTTTTGTTCAAGCTTTTCTTCGTGTTGTTCATCATTCATTAGAGCTTTCATCTTGTCAAGATTGATTCTTTGCTCACCTTCTTCTTCTTTTCTCTTATTTTCCATAGCTCTTAGGTCAACTTCTCTTGATTTAATTTTTAATAATGGATCACCAGCAAATTCACCCGTAATTTTTTCTTCTTCTTTAGCATAGTCTTCTTGCATTTCAGCAATCAATTGAGCTTTTCTAGCTTCAATTTGATTTGTGATCTGTTGAACTCTTTGTTGCTGTTGTTGCATCTGTGGATTTTGCATCATTCCTTGTCCCATAGCCGGATTTTGTGCTCCCATTTGTTGCATTTGTTGTTGCATCATTTGTAGTTCTTGTAACTCTTCAACAAATTCGATTTGAACTTGTTCTTGAGCCATTAAACTTATGTGCTCTAAAATATTTTTTTGTAACGCACCCATTACCATAGGATTATTCTGTACCATATTCAATCTCATAAAATTTAAGTGAGCGTCAATGTGTGCTTTATGATCTTGACCTGGAAAAGCTTGAAATGGCTTTTGGGACATAGACATAATATGTTCTAACGCCGGATCTATTGGTGCGGGTTGTGGAGGAGGTGGTAAAATTGCATTTACATTTTTTACCCCCAGCGCATCATACATAGATCTATATGCTTGATATAAATTATGCATCTGAGGATTTGATTGCGCCAGTTGTAATTGACTTTGCGCTAAAGATATTCTCTGTGTTTGAGAAAATATATTAGGATCAGCAACTGGTAGAATATCTATTCTATCATCAAAGTCTTGTACTTTAACTTCTCTTCTAGCACCGGGTACATCATAAGGATAAACCGGTGGAAGATAAGTTTTAAATACTTCTGCTAATAATTTGAATTCTTGTTTTAAACCTACATAGATTCTTTTGTGAATAGCTGACATTACACGTGAACCACGCTCTAATAATGCTACAGTTGTTCCAACTGCCGCTTGTTGGTTCATATCGCCTACTTGCATATCAGCGATGGCCGCGAATCTTTGGCCTGCATCAACAACAATACCCATTAACTGAAGTAAAGTTTGATCGGGTCCTTTAAAAGGTAGAGTCATAAACTGATCTTTAATATTTCCGCCAGGCGCATCTACATCTCTGAACTCACCAGGTTGTAATGGTTGTGCATCATCTCTAACTCTAATACCACGTGATTTAAATCCAGCTGGTAAGTTAGCTAAAGTTCCTGCATCCAGTAATTGTCTTAAAGCTGCTGTTGCAGTTCTAGTTAAACCACCAATCATATGAATTAAACCAAAACCATAAAAACCAGTTCCTGGTAAAAATTTAAACTGAACAAAATAATCTTTTTTCTTTTTAATAGGATCTTGAGGAGCATAGTTTCTTCTAATAGATAAAACGTCTTGTGTAGATTGTGCAATCGTTATGATGTAAGGTATTTTAATTCCTGTTGGTTCTCCATCTTCACCCACATCTTCATAACCATCTAAATCTAAATCAGTATGGATTTCAAATAAAGTATATTGATCTTCTTGACCATCTTTAGAAATTCCTTCTAATTCTAATTTTTTATCTTCCAATTGATTTTCAGTAACTGGAGGGTCACCTAATTCTATGTCTTTATAAAATCCTGAAACTTGTTGTTTTTTTAATTCATTTTCTGAAATTTTAATAACGTGTACAATTGCTTCTGCATCTTCTAAGGAGTTTGCAGAATAGGGTACAATTAAATCATCAGCTGGAACAAATTTAGAAACGGCTCTTCCTAACAGATCGTCATAATAAACTTTCTTAAAAGTTGAGCCGCTTAGAGGGAGGTAAAATAACATTTGGTCAAATTCTGGTTCATATTCTTTCATCTGATCCATAATTTGCCAGTTCATAAAATCTTTAACACGTTTAGCTTGGTCTTCTTTAGGAACACTAATGTCCCCTAAAATTTGAGTTCTTACTGGTCCATCAGACGGGAGTAACTCTTTATAAGCCTGCGCTTGAAATTGCGTAACTGCTTCTGCAAGAACCGGGTGATTGACACCAGAAGCTCCACGAAAGGGTTCTGTTCTTCTTTCATATTTAAATCCTAAAAGTTCTAATCCGTTTCTATAAGTTTCTTCCCAGTCACCTCTAGATTCTTTGTATTCTGTATATTGGTCAAAAAGTTTATGACCTAATGGCTCTAAAACATTATCTGGCATTGTTTCGGCCAAATTGGCAAAATGATCCTGTGCTGGATCTAGCTCCGTTGCAGTGGGATCAAAAGAAACTTCTGCTCCACCTGTTTCATCCATTGCAATTTCCACTGGACCTGTAGGCGTATCTACAACTTCAGCTTTTTTTTCTGTTTCAATGATTGCTTCTTCTGGAAGCGCATTAGGATCAATATTGGGTAAGGATTTATCTATTTCAGCCATAGGGATATTCTATCTTCTTTCGAACAATGTTTCAACACCTGAGCCACTGGTATCAGGTATTTCTATTACTGTCAAATTAACTTCTCCATCTCCAATTCTACCCCCTTTGGCATTTCTTTTACGGCCTTTGGGATTAAAATTTGATAACTCAACTTTTTGTTCTAAATCTTTAAAACCTTTAGGATCGGTCTCTCTCATAAATCTTGCAAATTCGTCTGCCACATTTGGATCGGAGATATTAATGGTTCCTGTGTTTTCAATTCCTTCTAAAGTTTTAATAGGTTTGGAAGCTCTTTTCATTTGGGCTAGCAGAGCGTGATCTTGCATAATTGGATTTATTACAGCTCCATAAATTTCAGACCTTAAAGCATCATCGAGATCATCAGCTAGTTTACCACCAAAAACTTTCGGGTTTAATTCCACCAAAGACTCTACGGCCATTTCTGCATCCATTTTATAATCTCCGGTTGGAAAAATATTATCTATCGCTTCTCTAATTTTTTTATTATTTCTTAATAAATTTATTACATTTTTTCCAATTTTTATTCCACCACCTCTCCACATTCCTATTCTGCCGCCTGCTGCGTAGCCTCTTTTTCTTTTAATCCATTCTTCTAAACTACCAACACCGCCGGTAATTTCTTCGTTAACATCTTTGTAATAGTCATCACCCCCCATTCGATATACTTCTTCATTTTCCATTAATTCTTTTCCAGCTCTAGGCATTTCTATATCAGATGTAATTTCCGCACCGGCTCTGCTGCCTATATCGGTATCAAAATATACTGCTGTATCTCCTGTACCTAGATTTACTTCTACACTCATATCTGGTTTATCTGGGTGTTTATAAGTTCTAAATCTATCGGCCTCGCCTGTAATGGTTCCCTCATCCATAACTCTTTTTATAACCGCTTCGTAAAACTCAATTCCTTTTGACATTGTGGTATCTGCGGCTCTGGTAATTCCTTCGCGGACACCGCCTAATTTAAATACGTTTATGTATTTTGAAAGCGCGGGCATTGAAGCCAGACCAATTAATCCTTGTATAAAAGCTCGTCTATTCATCTCTGTTAAATAAGTTGTATAACATTCCTTCTTCGTTTTGATAATTTTTATAAGCGTCGTATCCTGTTAGGCCTAAAGATAACGCAAGTCCTGGTAATCCTAAAAATCTACTAGCTCCGGCAATCATTCTTGGACTCATTCCCATTCTTAAAATTTTACTTGAGATTCCAGGTCTAGCTTTACCTACATTACTTAAATCAAAGTAACCTTTTGCCGCTTGGCCCCAAGTTCTTTTGGGTGCATCTCTAATAACTCCTGCGCCTTTAGAAAAAGGTTCCATAAAAGACATTCCTAAAGCTGGACCCAATGGATCTGTTAAAACTTCAGTCATTGTTTCACCTTCTTCTAATCTTTTGGCAGCAAACGGTGCTTCGAATAAAGCAGTCATCGCTGGTGTACCAAAAGTTGTTAGAACAGGTTTTAAAGCGCCTGTAATTCCTAAAGAAGATCTTACTCTCCCTCTTCCTAATTCTCTAGCTTTTTTATAAGCTCCAGGAATTTCTTGTGCGGAAAAACCTATAGAAGTTCCGGCAACCGTCTTGACTGGGTTATCTTTAATCCATTCTGTTACAGTTGCTTGACTTGCTTTGTCATCATTTAATGGATTAACAAATTCTCCTAATTCTTTATTATAAGTTAAAGCTCCAATTGCTGCGGCACCTGCCACAGCTCCTGCAGCAATTTTTCCTGGTGTTCCTAGTTTAGGTAAAAGACTTAAGGCTCTTTGAGCAAAAGTTTTTAATTTAGGATCATTAAGTTTTCCAATATCATTTAAAGTTTGTTCGGGAGCGTTATCAAAAGCAAATTCCATTTGTCCAGCACATCCACCTCCAGCTGCTCCCCCTTCTTGCATTCCTTTTCTTCCAAAAATAGAACAGATTCGTCCCCCTTTTGTAGCTTTATCTAGTAAAAATTTTTTAATTGCTGGATGAGAAAACTCCGCATAATAATTTAAAGGCTTTGCGCCTCCCACATCAATTCCAATTCCTTTTTTCGCCAGCTCTTGAACATTTTGTTGAGCCTCGGCTCCCAATTTAGAAAACTCAGGTAAAAAATCATTAACATTCAATGTTTCGCCAGGTTTAAATAGAATAGTGGGAGTAATTATTTTATGTTCTTTTGCAAAATTTTTAGAAAACTTATTAAAAGCCACTACGGCTTTTTCTATAGTGTCATAATCTTTTTTTCTATACCGAACAGGTCCTTCTGTATCTCCTGTAACTACTTTTTTTAACAATCTTGAAAAGTCCCGGTCTATATCTATACCTTTTCTTAAATTTTTTGCTGCATCAATTTCTTGTGCAAAACCAGCATAACCCGGGGCGTTTTTGTAAACTGCTCCAATGGCTGCTACTTCATCTAAATGTTTTCCTGCTTGAATATATTTTACAATTTTGTTTCTAGCTGTTTCAAATTTAGTGCCTTTAGTTTTAAGAATCCCGTCTATAATTCTCATTCTTTGGAGTCTAATAGCACCTGCTCCATATTTTCCGATTTGAGTATTAGTTGCAATGTCAGCTATTAAATTATCAACTATAGATTGTTCTGGAATACTTATTCCCTTTACGTCCCTAGAGTCTAATAAAAATTCTGTGTATCGGGTAACATCTCCAGCCGCCATTCTCATTTTTTTCTCTAAATCTTTAAGTCTGGCTAAATTAGTTCCTCCTTTTCTTTTACCATATATTTCTTCTGCCAATTCTCCTAATCTACCTTGTTGTGCTAATTCAGGGCTTTCCTTTAAAATTCTATGAACATCTTTAATCGCTTCATTATAAGGTTTGTTTCTTGTTGCCGTCATTTTGGCAATGGATGCATATTCTCTATCCTTTAAAAGTTTCCCTAATTTTTCTATTCCTTCTTCAGTAGGCTCGGGGAATCTTACTTCTCTATAACCTTTTCCCACTCCAGTTTTAAAAAGGTAGGGTTTACCAAAAATGTTTTCTAATTGTTTTCTTAAACCTTTAAATCTGTTAGCACTTCGTATTGTTTGAAAAGTAGATCGGTTCATTCCAATTTCATCCGCAAACTCTGCTTCAGTTAAAGCGTCTATTGGAATAACTTTTCTTCTTTGTTTTTCTATATTAAATTTTTTAAGTGCGGTGAATTTAGTCGATCTTTCATCAACCGTTAATTTATCCCAAGGTTTTTTATAATTGTCATCGTAATATTTTTTAAACTCGGGATCATTTTTATAAGCTTCATTGGCTG